GTTGATTGAGCATATGCACGAACTCCTTTTGGAGAAATTCCTAAATCTAAAAGACGTTTCAACCTTTCTAAATCTTGTGATCGAAGTTCATTGGAACGTCTTGAATTAACCATAGGCACTAGACATTAACTACTCTAATATACTAGCATATATATATAGATAAAACATTCAATTATGGGAAGAATTAAAGATTTACTTTTAAGAAATCAGGAAAGTCAAGATCAACCAAATCCTAATGAAATTAAGCTTTCATTCAATGATCAATGGTTTTTATTAACAACTATGCTTTCATTCATCAAATATTCTAAATATTCTACTAAAAGAAAAATAAGACTTATGAAATTATTTGATATTTTCTTTCTTGCATCAACTAAAGGAAGTTCAATAAAATTCTCGAAAATCATTGCCAATACTAAGAAATAACTGTTA